GAAACTTCTAGCTTCTATCTCCTGTTTTAATTCTTCTTGAAACGTTGTGTTTAATTTCTCAAGAACAGCATCTAAATCTCTAACTAGAGATTGAGCAACATCTGGTTCATATTCATTACTTGCTCTAGTTAATGTCTGTACTATCTTTGCCATTATAAACTTGCAATGCCTCCTCTTGCACCATGGAAACTTTGACCAAAACTTGCACTTCCACCAGGTCTATCACTTCTATTACCACCACCATTACTACTATTATTTTTATTACCGCCTTTATATTGATCAGTTCTATAATCTTCTTTTATAGACTGAGTAACTTCAGCGGCTAAATCCATTCTATCTTTATCAAAATTAGATAAATTATCTTTTTTAGATAATTTGTTATATAAATTTTGTTGATATTTACCGTAATCTCCAAAAGCAGATACCGTGTTTATTCCAAAAGGATCTTTTCCTTGACCGCTTCCTGAAATCATTTGACTTGCATAACCATATGGATCACCCATTTTATTTGCACTAAAACTACTATATAATTTATCTTGTCGAGACATGGGAAATGCTTTATTCATTCCATAAGCGAGAGCCCCTATTCCTAAAAAAGGAAGAGCACCTTTAGTAAGTCCTTGTGAAAATATTTGATTAAGCCCTGCTCTTTTAAGCATGTTCATAGGGTTAATACTTTTACCCCCTAAACTAATTGAATATTTAGGATTTTCTTGTTGTTTATCTAAACCAAAAAATTCTATAGCTTTTTCATAACCTATCTCAGCTACAACTTTTTGAAAATAAGGTGATTTTAATATAGCTTCCATTATCGTCTTCCTCCAGTTTGTATATCTAACCTAAAAGTTCCTAACTTCCAACTGGTATCTACTGCTGTGTTAGATATTGTAAGAGCTATAGCTCTGCCTCTTGCACGTGTGTCTACTTTATCGGTTGAAGATGTTACAGTAAATGGTCCGAGTGATGAGCTAGCTGCTGTATCGTTTGGATAATTTCTTAAATCTAATTGTATAATAGCATTTCCTTGTTGCGCTATAAAATCTGGTATAATTCTACTAACTCTCATAATGTTTTCACCATCACCTCTAATATCACCTAAATTAGTTGCAGCACCTCTAACAACTTTTTGTGTAATATCATAATCACCAGAAGTAATGTCAGCTGGAATAGCTGTTGTTACTCCTAGTCTTACTTGATTAACTCCTGTTTCATGTTCATAGTAATATGAAATACCTTCTGTGTTTCCAACTACATCAAAAGATGTATCTGTGCCTGCATCATATTGAGTTGCATGAGGTAAACCAAAAACAGAAGAATCTTGCCATGAAGTTCTAATAAATAAAGGACTTGCGTTTACAAACCATATAGGTCGTTTAGCAGTTGAGTCTAAATAACTATAAGTAACCGACTGTGTATTTACATTAGATCCAGCTTCTGGATAAAACCATGTAACTTCTCCAAACAAATTATTAATACCTGCATAAACCATTTGGTTAGATGTTGTATTTAAATTATCATAAACATAATCTTCAACTAAACAATCCATAGATTCTAGTTTACCTGTGTATCTAAAGAAACCATTGTCAGACATCCAGTACGCAGCACCATCAACCTCAACAGCAGCATTCTTACCTATTAATCCACAGTTAGTACCAACTTGTTCAAAAGCAAATGTAAAAGGAGTTCCAACAAAACGCATAGTAAATAAAGCTGTATCACTCCAAACATATAATGCATTTCTACCTAGTTTAGCACCCATGATCCGTGATCCAGCGGCCAGTCTTTGTGTACCAGCACTATTCTCAGCTGTAGGTGTATAGTCATTTATATTTTCTTGAGATGAAAATCTAATAAACATATCATCTTGTGTTGCTTTATTACCAATTGTTGTTTCTGTTCCAAAAAATACTAAGTGACGATCAGGAGTAGATACTAACATATCTCTCGACGCGGTAGGTGCACCAGTTATAATACTTGCTCTAGTTGCCGTTGCATTAGATGCATCTGCATTCCATTCAAAACATTCACCGTTAAATATTAAAGCAATAAGTGTACTTCCTAAATTATCTAATGACCACATACCAGGTTCTGCAACTTTATCCGTGGTCGATGCTGCTTGGCCCCAGGCTGAGTAAGCACTAAAATTAGTAACTGTTGCGCCAGTGCTGTGAGCAGCTCTAGTTGAACCTCTAACGGCTCTAGTAATGCCAGTAAAACTTGTAGTCGTAATTCCTGTGTAAGATATTTCTTCAGTACCTACTTGTATAAAATTTGTTCCTGTGCTTGGAAATCCAGTTGTGCTCGCTACATTAATTGTAGATCCTGACCCACCAGTACCATTTGCATCATCATTTAAACCACCATTTAATGTAGTTGTTTGTGGATTTGTAACGGTACCGCCCCACTGTGATATACCATAACCAAAGACTCCAACCTGTTCAGCGGGTCCTACGTGATAGTATTGAAAAAAAGTTATAGCTCCAGATGTAGTTGCTCCTGCCCCTGTTTCATTACTACCAGCATTTATTTCTAAAGTTGTAGTTGTAGGTACTCCGGTGACCATAAATTTTTTATCACAAAAAGTAGTAGACGAAAAATTAGAACCTGTAATAGCTGTAAATGTAGATGGATCACCAAATAATATAATATCACCTACTTGAAAATTGTGTGCAGAAGCAAAAGATAAAGTAACAGTTGGTTGTCCGTTAACCGTGCTAAACGCACTTGTAATAGCTGTCCCTGATGGATTAACTAAAGGATGTATATCGTAGTACACTCCTCCTGAGTAAACATATAAAATTCTATTAGTACCAATAGCTGCGTATTTAATACCTTCTTTATTAACCATGTGATGCAAACCCCTAGCTGCACCAGTTAATTTACTATCTCCTAACTGAGACCAACCACCTATTTTTTCAGGTGTACCATATCTAAAACGTACATTTGTGCCACCTGTCCACTGTGATTCAGCGCCGGTTGACGTAACTTGTTTATTAAATCCTGGTAAAAAGCCTAGTTTTTGTAGCATATAAAATCCTGTTTACTAGCTATTATATTAGATTACGAAGTAATTCAATCTGAAAATTAACCTGTTGCGTAGTATAGATTAAAAACTATAGCATGTTTAGGTGTTTTTTCAAGGTTGGGTTTAGCTTCATGTCTTAATAAGCTATCCCAAAATAAAATTCTTCCTGGTTCAGGTTTAACATAAAGTTTAAGTTCAGGAAAAAATAATTTTTGATTACTACTATTTAAATAAAGAATACCAGAAACATCAGCTTGGCCATGTCTATGGTTTGCGGTCCAATCGCCTTTGTCCAGTCTAATACCATAGGCATCTAACATAGTATATTCTGGGTTTAATAAATCTGTAAAAGAAGATAAATAATTTTTACTAGAAAACATAATTTTTTCAAAAACAACATTATTTAAAAAAATGTTCTCTGTTCTTTTTCCCTTAACATTACTATTGTAATTCCATTTAGAATTGTTTTTTAATACATCATCTATTATTTCTATAAAATCTGTTCCATCAAAATTATCAAAGTCAAAACCATAGAGGCAAGTTGATCTTTTTATTTCTTTTTCAATTCTTAATGCAAATTTCATACTTTATAATCCTCCTCAAGTGTATCAAAATCTAGGTTAAATGATATAATAATTTTTTCTATATCTTCAGTTATCTTAGGTGATCTGTGCACCACAAAGCTAGGGAAAATAATTATGTCTCCTTCTTTAGCATCTATTTCTAATATTTTTTGTTTGTTGACTAATTGTGTTTTAGTAGAATGTTCGGGAAATTTTAAATAATATACTCCTGTATAATTATTACTATGTATATGCCAGTTATGCACTCCGTTTTTTTTATATTTTTGAAACCATAGGTTTCTAATATGTACAGTGTTTAACTTTAAATTTTTAATGCATTTTAAAAAATGTTTTTCTAGTAAAGGTTTTATAAACCGTACCCATTCTCTATCCATATCTGTGCTTTTCTGCCAATCTAAATAATCAATTTTATCTTTAGGATGACAATCAAAATCATTTGCAGCTTTGTTTATAAAATTAATTAATTGATCTTGAACTAAGTCGTGGTGTTCAAACCTATCCTGGAAACCATAGGACTCTAGTATAATAGTTTTCATATTATTTTAAAATTAGCTGACACAGATATTCTTTCTCCGTTACTTGTAAAAGGACATACGTAATGTTTTAAGTTATAAGGAAATATAAAAAAATCCCCTTTGTTAGGTAGAAATGTTTTTTGATTAATGTTGTAGTCTCTAGATTCTCCATACGTAAAAATTATAGATCCGGGACCTGAAGATTTTCCTGTGT